GATGAAGGATATAACTGCAACCGACATTCCCCAAATTGCTATCGCATCAGGCGGAACTGCGGGTGCCTACTTAGCTACTGTAAGTGCCGTAGCGGCGGGTTCTTTTAAGATTTCAATTTCCAACGTGTCAGGGGGGTCTTTATCCGAAGCTATCGTAATTAACTTTGGTGTTTCTAAAGGATCATCTAGTTAATGGGTATGTTCGCCTTTAGGCGTATGAGGGAACAAGAAGCTGCCAAAACGGTGGCTTCTAAACCTCCTATAAAAAAAGTAAAAACTAAACCTAAAGTAAAAAATGGCAATCTCGATAAACGCGACGGTAGGCAACGCGTCAGCAAATAGTTACGTTACGTTATCTGAGGCCAACGCTATTGTCGAAGGCTTAATATTAGATGATGATGTTTCGGCTTGGGACGGGTCGAATGATGATAATAAAAATAGAGCGTTATACACCTCGACTATAAGAATCGACCGTGAAAGATTTATCGGTGCGAGGGTTACTAATACGCAAGCATTACAGTGGCCTCGTCAGGGGGTAAGAAAACCTGATACTTATATCAATACTTATTCGGTCGGATTTCCTTTTCGTATTTCTACAGATTATTTTGCGGAAGATGAAATACCGGAGCAAGTTAAAAAAGCTCAAGTTATATTAGCGGTTTATTTAAACAACAATAGAGATGGGTTAGGATTATCGGGTCTAGAGGATTACAAAAAAGTAAAACTTGGTAATCTAGACGTAGAACCTAATTTTTATGGTGCGGTCGGTGCCGATAGAGTGCCGCCGTTATTCGAAAGGTATTTTACCGGTTTAAGAATTAGCGGTCCAAGTAACATAGCCATCAAAAGGAGTTAATTATGAGCTACTATCCCGCAGCAAAAATTATAAATGATACCGCAGCGCATACGGGTCGTTTTGGTTGCATAAAAGCTTTACAAGATTCTGTTATTAATACTTTAGTAGCGGAAAACATTTCAGGTGATCTTACCGGCTTACAATTTAAAAGTAACACCGCTATTGAAGGAATTATTACAAGTGTTAAATTAGATAGCGGAACCGTAATCGCATATTTAGTCTAATGAGTCTTAATTCGGGACTAAGAAAACTTACTTCGAGGGTAGTCAATAAACTTACCGGCGAGGTTACTATACGCCAAATAACGAACGGAGCTTATGATGCGTCTACCGGCACGGTGAGTGAAAGTAATACCGACGTTACTATTAAAGGTTTAATTCAAAACATAAATAATAATGAGGTTAATGATTTAATTCAAGCAGAAGATAAAAAAGTTACTATAGCGGCAAAGGATTTAACTTTTACTCCTTCGCCTAAAGATAAAGTAGTTATTAGTTCAGTTATATATCAAATAGTAAGAGTAGTAACGGAAGAGCAAGAAAATACGGCTATTTATTATGAATTATTTTTGAGGTCCTAATGGCTAGACAAATAAGGTTAGATCAAATAGATGATGTTATGGGAGAAGCGGTTCAAAAACTTGTAGCAAAAGTTACTCTGGATTGGACTAGAAGAGCAAAAAAAGCGACGCCGCAAGACACCGGAAATTTATTTGAAGGTTGGCAAACCGATATAAAAAAATTTAAAGGGACTATTATTAATTCTGTAAAATATGCCGAACCTGTAATTTACGGCACTAACTTACCTCCAAGCTGGCAAGGTAGATATAGAACAAGACGCGGTACTATAAAAGGTTTTCCCGAACTACAAGCAAAACAACTTATTAAACAATATGTCCCGCAACAACTTAAAAAAATTATTAGGGAGAGTTAAATGGCCGCTACCGATTTAAACACTGTAAGAGCGACTATAGAAAGTAGGTTAGCCACTGAATTAGCAAATAGTCCGGCTATCCCCGTAGTTTTTTCTAATATGCCTTTTGATTCTAAAAGTCAAGATAGTTTTGTTCAATGCGAAATAAGTTTTGGAGGTGGGTCTATTATTTCTATGGGAAATCAAACTAACGCTTCAAACTCCATAGTAGGTTTAGTTCTTTTAAATATATTTACTGAAGACGGTATAGGATCGGGAGCTAATTTTACTATTTGCAAACGTTTACGGGACCTTTACAATAGAATTACAGTTTCCGGTGTCATTTTTGATGCAGTTGTTGGGCCGGAAATACTTTCGACTCCTCCTGAGGGCAAATTTGCTACCCAACTCCGTATAACTTTCGAAACTTTTGAATCACTCTAATTATGGCTAAAATTGAAATTACCGAAGAAATGCTCGACGCAATCGAACATATAAAAGGTAGAAGAGAAGCAAACTATTGGGACCCAGAATGTAAAAAGTATTTTGAGTCGCAACAAAATCCAAAAAAAGATGCAGAAAAAGCTAAAAAAGGATAATATAAATATAAATATTATTTTTTAAATCATGGCTACCGCTATTAGAGGAGATGTAGGCAAGATTATGTTCCATAACGCAGCCGGTACTGAAGCTGATGTAGCGGGAACAAGATCATGGTCTTTAACTATTAATAAAGATACTTTAGAAACTACAGCTCAAGGCGATACAGCTAAAAGTTTTGTCGGTGGATTAATATCTGGTGAAGGTTCTGTAGAACTTCTTTATGATACAGCCGGTAATAGTGATTATCAAAATTTTATTGATGATGTTTTGACTACCGGTGACGCTGCCGATGCTTTATTTGAATTATTTCCAGATTCTGGAACTGCGGCTAAAAAAATAAGTTTTTCCGGTATTATTAATAATGCAGAATTTGGAGCTACTTTAGGCGAAACTCAAATAGTGACTGTTTCCTTTATTACTTCAGGTGCCATAACTTCAGCTATATAGTATATTAGGGTAATTCTAAAAATATTTTATGACTAAAAGAGGTATAGACGTGCTGACGGAAGCTTACGGCGATGTAATGTCCCAAAGACGTAAGTATGAACTAGAAACTCCAAACGGAAGTAAAATAGAATTATATTTTCCACCTTTAACTAGATACGATAGGCAAAAAGCTCAAAAAGCAGCAAATTCTGATGATGCTTTAGTCGTATCAACGCAATTACTTTGCCAAATGGCCGAAAAAGAGGATGGAAGTAAATTTTTTTCTATGGCTGATGTTCCAGATTTACAAAGATTGTTGCCGGAAAAAGTTTTAAACGACGTCGAGTTATTTTTATTTGAAGTTAAATTAGATTTAGATTTAGCAAAAAAAATCTAAGGAGGAATAACTGGTTAAATTTTGAGTTTTTCCTCGCAAACGAATTAGGCAAAACAATCGAAGAAATTCGTAAAAGTATGACCGAAGAGGAGTTTATATATTGGGCCGCATATTTTGAAAACAAATACGAAAAAGAAAAACTTTTACTGCAAAGAGCAAAAAACCGGTAATATATAATTAATAACTTTTTTTTTAGTGGCCGAGAGTGTTGTTACCCTTAGAGTCGATACGAGTCAGGCGACTAGAGCGTTAAGGGGTGTACAAAATGAGAGTAATACACTAACTAGAGCCGTAGGTGGTTTAAAAACTGCTATTGCGGGAGTAGGAATAACCGTTTTAGCGAAACAAGCTGTACTTACTTCAGCAAATTTTCAAAAGTTGAATGTTAGATTAGGTTTATTAACAAAAGCCTCGGGAACTTTTGCGAGATCGCAAGAATTAGCAACACAAGCGCAAAAAGCTTTTGGTTTAAGTGCTACCGAAGCTTTAGAAGGTATAACAGATATAACGGCTAGATTACAACCTTTAGGAGTAGGAGTAGAGGATATTAAAACAACTTTTTTTGGTTTTAATACTGCTGCAAAATTAGCGGGTGCTTCGGCTATAGAATCATCAAATGCATTTAGGCAATTAGCTCAAGCTTTAGGTTCAGGTCGTTTACAAGGAGATGAATTTAGAAGTATATCGGAACAAATTCCAACTATTTTAAAACCAGTTGCAGATGAGCTTGGAACGACCGTAGGTGAATTAAAAAAATTTAGTAGTGAAGGGAAAATAACAAGTGCCGTTGTTATAAGAGCATTGAAAAAAATAGAAAATAAAGGGGGAAAATCTTTAGCGGAGTTGTTAAAAAATGATCCAACGCAAGTATTTAC